AGCGCGACGCGCTACGGCTGGATGAGCAGGGCTTTCGCCACGGTGGCACCGGTCGAGCAACGACAGACCAAGCAGCGCGCCTACAACTGGCGCCTCATGTAAGGACAACAACAGGACAACCATGGGCGATATGAGCGAAACGGCGACCATCGAGCAGAGCCAGGAAGGCGGGCGCATCGTGTCTGCATCGGCCCCGCTCAATGCCGTGGCCGAAATGGAGCCCAGCGAGTTCGCCAACATCCTGCTGGAGATCCAAGAGCAGCCGGCCTGGCGCACCACAGCCGATATCGAGGCCGATTACTACGACGGCAACCAGTTGGATTCCGAGACGCTGGAGGCCATGAAAGAGTTGGGCATGGCGCCCATCATCGAGAACCTGACGGCGCCCACCATTGATGCCGTGCTGGGGCTGGAAGCCAAGACGCGTCTTGACTGGAAGATTGCCACCAACGCAGACGAGGATTTCTCCGAAGTTGCCGAGGCGATGAACTACCGGATGAAGCAGGCCGAGTCGGAGTCGATGGCCGATCGTGCGTGCTCGGATTCGTTTGCTGCGCAGACCAAGGTCGGCTTGGGCTGGGTGGAAGTGGCGCGAGAGCATAACCCCTTCCTATACCCCTACCGAGTCGGCTACGTGCCGCGCAATGAGATTTTCTGGGACTTCCGCGGCAAGCGTCCCGACACGCTGGATTGGCGCTATCTGGTGCGCAAGCGCTGGCACGACGTCGACGTGATCGAAAAGACGTTCCCCGACAAGGCCGACATGCTCCGGCTGTCCTGCGCCGGATGGTCCGGCATGGACCCGACAATGCTGATTGATGGCGGGCGCAGTACCGGCCTGGCCATGGACTATGGCAGGGAGCGCGGCTGGACCCACGAGGAACAGGAATGGCGCGATACCTTCCGCAAGCGGCTCTGCCTGTCCGAAGTCTGGTATCGCCGCTGGATCCGCGGCCATGTGCTGAAGACGCCTGACGGCCGGGTGATCGAGTTCGACAGCAAGAACCGTGACCACATCGAGGCCGTGGCCTACGACCTGGTGCAAGTGCGATCGGCGCTCTACACTAAGGTTCGCCTGGCGTGGTTTGTAGGACCGCACAAGCTGGCCGACATGCCGACGCCGTACAAGCATGACAAGTTCCCCTATGTGCCGTTCTTCGGCAAGCGAGAGGACATGACCGGCGTGCCCTACGGCCTGATCCGCGGCATGAAGCCGCTGCAGGACGAGATCAACGCGCGCAACACCAAGATGATCTGGTTGCTGGCGGCCAAGCGCGTGACCATGACCGAGGGTGTGACCAAAGATTCTCCGGCCACCGTACGGCGCGAGGCGGCGCGGCCCGATGCCATGCACGTTCTGGACCCGCAGAAGTTGCAGCAGGGCGGCAAGTTCGAGGTCGAAACCGATTTCCAACTGAACAGCCAGCAGTACAGCGCCCTGGTGGATAAGCGGCAGGCGCTGAAGAACGTTGCCGGCGTCTATGCCTCGTTCGAAGGCAACCAGAAGGGCGCAATTTCAGGGGTTGCCGCCAATACGCTGGTCGAGCAAAGCACGCAGACGCTGGCCGAGATATTCGACAACTACCAGTTCGCGCGGCGCCAGGTCGGCGATCTGCTGATGTCGCTGATCATCGAAGACATTGGCGATAAGCCGATGGAAGTCAAGATCGACAACGAGGTCAACGGCACCAAGACCGTGAAGCTCAACGTGCCAGACGAACGTGGGCTGCTGACCAACGACGTGCAGCGAGCGCGGCTTAAGGTGGCGCTGTCTGACGTGCCGGGGACCGCCAGTTACCGCGAACAGCGCTTCCTGCGGCTGACCGAATTGACCCGGAGCCTGCCGGAAAACCTGCAAGCGCTGGTCATCGACTTCGTGATGGCCGCCAGCGACGACCCGCAGCGCGGCGAGATCGTGAAGCGGTTGCGCAAGGCGCTGAACCTGGGCGATCAGGAAGCCCCGAAGACGCCGGAAGAAGAGGAAGCGATGAAGGCAGTGCAGCTCGAGCAAGAACAGGCCGCAGCGCTACAGCAGCGCGCCGTCGAGCTGGATCTAGCCGACAAGGAGGCCAAGGTAGGAAAGACCAACGCCGAGGCAGCCCGCGCACAGGCGCAGGCCGATGCCGCTGCGGCTGGTCCGATCGATGCCGGGATGATCCAACAACTGACAGAGCAAGTCGCCGCGCTGACCGAGATCGTTGGCAACATCGGCGCCCGACTGCAATAACGATTTCCACGCACGGCCAGCGATAAGGCCACCAAGAGCAGGCCGCCTCCGGGCGGCTTTTTCGTTTCAGACACCCTCCTACGCAGCCCAGCGACACGGGCCGCGGCGAATACCCGCGACGGAGAAACAGCGATGCAAACCACTGCAGCAGCACCAGCAACACCCGACAGCAGCACGAACTTTGCGGCAAATCCTGACCTGCTGGCCAACATGAGCGATGATCAACTCGACGCCCTGGCCGGCAATGCCAACGATGCCGCCACCGCAGCCGCCAAGACGGAAGACAAGGGCGAGACCGACACCAGCGCAACGCCCGGCGCTGATGGCAAGCCAGCGGAAGCCAGGACCGAACCGGCGCCACCCGCCGAACCGGTTAAGGAAGTTCTTGCGCAGGACGGGAAGCACACCATTCCCTACTCGGTACTGGAGCGCGAGCGTAACCGCGCCATCCAAGCCGAGGCCACGGCCGCCGCCCTCGCCGAAGAAGTCAAGCAATTGCAGGCGAGGAAGAAGCCGGATGCCGACAGCGCAGCAGCTGCGTTGTCCGAGGAAGACCTGGAGCAACTGGATCAGGATCTGCCCGGGGTGGCGAAAGTCATCCGCGCTCAGATGAGCATGATCGAGCAGCTGACCGGTACCGTGAAAGGCATCAAAGCGGGACAGGAAGTGCAGGAGAAGTCAGCCGAGCAGGAGCGAATCGACGCCGAGGAAGCCGCTATTGCGGCCAATCCGGAACTGGTTGCGCTGCGCACGGCCATGGATGCCAAAGACCCGAAGGCCATCGCCCGGTGGAATACCGTGGTCGATGCCTACAGCGCGTTGCAGAACGATCCCGATCTGGTCGGACTCCCGACCGCGGACTTGATCAATCGCGCAGCGCAGGGCGTGAAAACGCTCTACGGCGGCAACCTTCTCCCCGCTGGTACGGCAACACCGCAGGCACAGGCGGCATCGCCGGCAACACCTACCGACGCAGCATTGAAAGCCAAGGCCGACGCGGCACTTGCCGCAGCGGAGAAAGCGGGTACAGCAGTGCCTCACTCCTTGGGAGACCTTCCCGGCGGAAACCCGCCGGCCACTGATGAAGCAGCGGCGATGCTCGGCAAGTCCGGCGCGCAACTGACTGCCGAATTCATGACGATGACTCCCGAGCAGATCGAGGCAAAGCTGAACCGACTTCGCTAACCCGGCCTTTCACCCCACTGAAGACCCGCCTCGTGCGGGTTTTTTCATTTTAGGAGAAGGCAAATGTCTCAAACCAATGTAGCCAGCGGTTCCAGTCAAGCCGCACTCATCTACGGCGCCGCGCTCTTTGCGCAGACCCAGAAGAAGGCCGGCACGTTCCGCAACATGGTCGGTCCCAAGCCCACTATGGCCGAGGTCGACGGAAAGCTGTCCAAGCTGCAATCCAGCCCGGGCATGCCCATCGTCGAGATCATGGACCTGACCAAGACCGCCGGCGACCAGGCGCGCATGGACTGCATCGACATCGCGACCGCGAAGCCGATCATGGGCGACCGCAACGCCGAGGGTCGCGGCACGCCGATGTCCTTCAGCAACATGGACATCAAGATCGACCAATGGACCTTCCCGGTCAATGCTGGCGGTCGCATGTCGCAGCAGCGCACGGTTCACGATCTGCGCCGCCTGGCACGTTCGCAGGCCGTGGGCCTGTCCGCGCGCTACTTCGAGCAGCGTACGCTGTGCCATCTGGCCGGCGCTCGCGGGCAAGTCAGTGGCAATGATTGGGTGGTCCCGCTGCAGTTCGCCTCGGGCGCTTCGTCCGGCGGCGATGCGGACTTCGCCGACATCATGGTCAACCCGATCCTGGCACCGACCTACAACCGTCACTACGTGGTCAATGGCACCAGCCTGACCCAAGGTGGCGCGCAGTTGGCCTCGATCGCCTCGACCGACGACCTGACCCTGGCGCACATCGACCAGATCCGCAACATCATCGACAACCTGGACCTGACCTTGCAGCCGGTTCAGATTCCCGATGACCCGGCGGCCGGAGACGATCCGATGTGGGTGATGCTGGTTCCGCCGAACGTGTATTCGCAGCTGCTGACCGAGGGTTCCCTGCGTGCCTTCCAGCAGAACGCGATCACCCGTGCGGCCTACGGCAGCAAGCACCCGCTGTTCCGCGGCGAAGTCGGCATGTGGAACGGCATCCTGGTGAAGAAGATCAGCCGGGCGA